TCACCAAGGAGGGGTTGAGCGATGCCCTGTCCAGCGGCGATATGGATCAAGCTGTTGCGGCGCGCTACCAGATGTTCGGCATGATGAAGTCCATGTTCCGCATGGGGCTGCTTGATAGCTCCGAGACGTTCGACCGCAAGGCCGCATCGTTCGGCGGCTTGGGTGAGATCCTGTCCACGCTCATGGAATGGGTCTCCGGCGCTGCCGGCATTCCCATGACTCGCTTGTTCGGCGTCCAGTCAAAAGGCATGGGCGATTCCGGCGCGGGCGACATGAACAACTACTACAACGCGATCCGCAGCAAGCAAGAAAGCGACTATCGGCAGTTTCTCGAAGCTATCGACGCTGTATTGATCCCGTCCGCGCTGGGGCATATGCCGGATGACTGCGAGTTCGATTGGAATCCTCTATCCCAGCCAAGCGACACCGAGCTAGCGCAACAGCAACTGGCCTTTGCTCAGTCTGATGATATCCGGCTACAGCAGAACGTGGTTAAGCGCTCACAACTGATGCGCAAGCTGTCCGAGCAGGGCGTCTACGCGATCAGTGACAAGGACATCGAGCAGGCCGAAGCAGACGAAAAGGCGGAACAAGATGGAGAAGACTATATCCCCCTTGGAGCGCTTGGCGGAGACGAACCAGGCCCTACTGAAGCGCAGGCCGAAGCCAGCGAAGCCGATCAAGACGAGCAATAAACCTGAGCAGATGTACCGGGGGCAGCTCCGGACGCTGGTGCGTGAAATGGCTCAGGCTGTTGATGCCGAGCTAACGCCGATTCTGCGATCTGGCTACACCTCCGACTCACCGCTACTGGATCGCGTGCTGGCAATCATCGCCAGGCTGACCGACCGGTTCACTGGCGTTGCCTATGCCAATCAGGCCTACCGGCTCGCTCAATCAACGCTAAGCATGGCTGAGGCAGAGACAACGGCATCGTTCGTATCGTCCGTCAATCGCGCTGTAGGCGTGGACATGACGCGCCTGATCAGCCAGGCCGGCATTGATGACTATCTCGACGCGGCAACCGCTGAGAATGTCGCGCTGATCAAGTCCATCACGCGAGAGTACTTCGGCAAGATCGAGTACTCGGTGATTAATGGGATACGGTCGGGCGAGAGCGTCACGACCATTGCTAAGCGCATTCAGTCGGATACGGGCGCGACATACAAACGGGCCAAGCTCATCGCCCGCGACCAGATGAGCAAGATCAACGCCGACATTGCCGTCAAGCGTCAGCAGCAGGCCGGTATCACGCGATTTCGCTGGGCGACCGCCAGGGATGTACGGGTCAGCGGCAACCCTGCCGGCAAATATCCAGGCGCCAAAATCAAGTGTTACCAGCTGGCCCGACAGGACATAGGCCTTGGGCCGGGGGTGTACCTCGTTGACAAGGGCGCGAGCTATGCCGGCGAGACCGGCTTGTTCCCCGGCAAAGCACATATCAATTGCCGCTGCAACGCCATTCCGCAACTGGAAGGCTTCGATTATTAAGGATCAGCGCATGAAGATAATGCTTCAAGACCGCGCTGCGATCCCCATCCCTACCCACCGCGAATACACCGAAAACGGTTATCTCAAAGTGCCGGGCCGGGTCGCGCTCGCGGGAAATGTCCAGCAGTACCTGGCGTCAGAGCTGGGCCTGACCGACCGGCCAGCCAATGACGTCGTGAACGTTTACCGGCCACCGGAGGCGGTATTCGATCCGGCCTCCCTGGCGACGTATCAGAACGCCGATGTGACGGTTGAGCACCCGACTGAAATGGTGGGGGCCAACACCTACAAGCGCGTCAGTGTCGGCCACGTCACAAGCGCAGGCAGGCAGGACGGCGATGCAGTAGTCGCTGATCTGCTGATCAAGGACGCCGACGCTATCAAGGCCATCGAGTCGGGCAAGTGTGAATTGTCCGCCGGTTATCTCGCCGAGTACATCGAGCGGCCCGGCGTAACCCCGGACGGCACCCCGTATCAGTTCGTACAAGACGGCATTGTCGTCAACCACGTCGCGCTCTGCGACAAAGCTAGAGCGGGCCACACGGCTCGTTTGTTCGACACCAAACCGCCCCTGGAGGCAGTCATGACCCATAAAGTAACCCTGGACTCTGGCGTCAAGGTCGAGGTGGCTGACGAAGCTACTCAAACCCTGATTCAGAGCACCATCGACGGCCTCCGCAAGCGCGTTGCAGATGCCGAGGAAGAAAAGACCAAAGCTGAGCAGGCCAAGGACGAAGCCGAAGCGAAAGCCGACGCCAAGGACGAGGAAAACGAGGAGCTGAAGAAAAAGGCCTCCGATGACTCGGTCAGCAAGCGTCTGGCTGACGTAATGGCCGTCACCGATGGTGCCCGCAAGCTGGCCGGCACTGAGTTCGTCTGCGATTCGGTCAACCCGCTGGAGATCAAACGCGCCGCTCTGGCCGCTCGCCTGCCTAAGCGCACCTGGGCGGACAAGTCCGAAGCCTACATCGCTGCCGCCTGGGACTCCGAAATGGAGAAGCAGGAAGCCGAGGATGAAGAGGAAGAGGACGACAAGTCTAAAACCACCGATTCCCATCGCAAGCTGGGCGAGGATCTGAGCAAGGTCAAGACCGGCGACGCACAAACCACCCTCGATGCAGCCTACCAGGCCCGCATGAACCGCACTGCTAACGCCTGGAAGGAGGCATAACCATGTCCGTCACTCAAGATACATTCAGCCAGTACGCCGTTATTGGCTTCCACGGTCAGCAGAACACTGACTTTCCCGCCTGGATCAGTTCGCAGCATGCAGAGGGCGGGGCTATCCCGTTCGGCGTAGCGGTTAGCTATGGCACCGCAGATCACCAGGCCGTCATCGGCGGTGCAAGCGCTGGCGTCCTGATCGGCGTCACCGTGCGGACCCAGGCTGTCGAGAACAACGCTGCCGGCGAATCCGTGTATGCGGAAGACAAGGCCATGTCCGTGATGGAGAAAGGCCGCCTGTATGTGACCGTATCTGATGGCGCGACACGTGGCGGACAGGTCTATGTGGTCCAGGCTACCGGCGAGCTCGTATCGAGCGCGAATGATGGCGCGGCTACACCTGTCGCGTATGTAGCCCTGACCGGCGCCCGCTTTGTCCGCAGCTGCGCTGCTGGCGAAGTCTCTGAAATCGAAATCAAGTAAGGAGCGACACAATGCGCCACAACACTTTTGACGCCGGCCCAGCGGCCGCAATGTCGTTCCTGCTGAGCCAGCGGACGCACATCGAAACCAAGGTCTACGAGACCAAATATCCAGACGTGACTTACGCCGAGCTGATCCCGGTCGACACCTCTGCGCCTGAGTGGGCGCCGATTGTTGCCGTTGCATCGGTTGACGCTCGCGGCGAGCTGGCCTTCGTAGGCCCGAACAGCAACGACATCAACCGTGCAGACGTCGGCTACAAGCTGGGCACCCATCCAGTTCAGACTGCTGCGCTTGGCTACGGCTACAGCTTGGAAGAGATTAACCAGGCGCGCATGATGAACATGAACCTGAGCGCCGACAAGGCCTCTGCAGCCATGCGCATCGCCGAGCAAGGCCTGAACAAGCTGGCCTATCTGGGTAACGTTGAGGCCGGCTATCAGGGCCTGTTCAACACTCCCACCGTGAGCGTGACTGCGGCTGGCAGCACTATCCAGGCGCTGATCGACGCGGCTACCGATGTGGCGGGCGCTCAGGCTGTGGTCAAGTTCTTCCAGCAGCGCATCGATGTTGTGTATGTGACCAACACAAACACCACGTTCGCGCCGACTCACATCCTGTTGCCACCTGCCCAGCGCAACGCGCTCGGTTCGGCCATCCTGCCATTCGGCGGCAACATGACCCTGTTGGCCTACCTGGAGGCAAACCTGATCTCGGGTCGCGCTGGCAAGGTCCAGTTCGTACCGGACCTGAGCCTCAAGGGTGCGGGCGCTGCTGGCGTTGACCGCATGATGGTCTACACCCGCTCTGAGGAAACCGTTAAGTTCCATCTGCCGATGGGTTTCAACTTCCAGACTGCGTATCAGGACAGCGCGTTGACCTGGTTCATTCCGGGCATTCTGCGTACTGGCGGCACCGAGATCCGTGTGCCAAAGGCCCATGCTTATTTCGATGGGGTGTAACCATGACAGCGCTCACCAACGTGTCAAAGCAGTTGGTGGCCGTAACTGACGCCGGGGAGCTGAAGCATATCGCTCCCGGCGCATCGGTCGACGTGGATGGTCGCCAGAACTGGGAAGATGACCTGTTCGTTAAGGCCGGATGGCTCAAGCTGTCCGAGTCTGAGCAGGCAAAGCCACAAGCCGACCCTGTACCGGTCGAGACCAAAAAGCCGACGCGCCGCAAGCGCTGACGCACCGCCCCTTAACCGGGGCAACTATTCCTGAGCCTCGCACATGCGGGGCTTTTTGCATTCTGGAGCGCCGCATGGATATCACCGCTGACATCGTGACGGCCTTCCGTGGCTACTACAGCGAGTTCGCAGACGTGACGGCCTGGCCCGATGCCGACGCCATCCGCTCACTCGAAGAAGCCGACGACGAAACCGGCGCCCGCTGGGGCACCTACAAGCCGCGCTCGATCAAGTTTAGAGGCATGTTTGCCTTTGCGGCCCATCGGCTGGCTATGCGTAATCTGGCGCGCGCCGTTGCTACTGGCGGCGGCATGGCCTCAACACCCTATGCCGTGGCGAGCAAATCGGTAGCTGACGAATCCGTTTCCTATGCTGTGCCGACGCCGACGATGCTGGAGCAGATCAACAATGGCGATCTGATGCTGACCGTCTACGGCTTGGAGTTCCTGCGACTGCGCAAACGTGCCGGAGCCGGCGCGCTGATGGTCTAGTCGTGAAACTGCAAACGTCCGTATCAGGCGGCGACAGGCTGGGCACGCGGCTGAGGCAGATCATCGAACGCATGCAGAAGAATAGCGGCGTTCTGGTGGGCGTGCCTGCGGGTACCGGCGCCTATGAAGACGGCGCACCTATCGCGGTGATAGCGGCTGTGCATGAATTCGGATCGGCTGACGGCAATATTCCGGAGCGCTCATTCCTGCGCGTGCCGCTTAGGCAGAACACCGACCTGTTCAAGGCCATGTTCCGCAGCCAGATGGCCAAGGTTGCCAAGGGCGAGCTGACGATGTTCCAGGCCATGGACCAGATAGGGATGAAGGCGGCCGGCGTTAGCAAAGAGGCTATCGAAGCCGGGCTAAGTCCTGGCAACTCAGAAGCAACCAAGCAACGCAAGGGCTCTGACACTCCGCTGATTGACACCGGCCAGCTCTGGCAATCCATTACCCATATCGTCGAGGACTGATCATGCTTTCCATGAGTGACCATATCGACGGCACGTTTCACAGCCCTATACCGGGCGGTGTCTGGCTGCATAAGCCGGGCACTGGTGGCGGCTATACCGGGCCGGGCGGAACCTGGGAGGACGGCGTAACGCCTGAGCCTGTCGAGATCCAGCGCGTAAACGTCCAGCCTGCCAGCCTCAAGACCATGCAAATGCTGGTGGGCCTGGGCGGCACCGCTAACCCGCAGGATGTGCGGCTTGTACATATCAACGATGGCGCGACCTACCTCTACCCCGACGATGACGGCAAGTTTGCCGACCTGCTGGAGTTCAGTGACGGACTGGCAATGCGTAAATGGCGCGTAATGCAATGCGATAACCGACCCTGGCGCAACTTCTGCCGGGCGGTCGTCGAACGTTTCCGGGAGGCCTGATGGAAAGCATCGAAGCGCTTTATCCGGTCTTCCAGAACATGGTCAAGCTGGCCACAAACGTCGAGACGGTGATTCTTGCCGATCAAGCAGGACCAGCACCGACCGGCCTGTATGCAACCTATCTGCCTGTCCCTGTTCGCGCTTACGGGCATGTCAGGCGCAAGCGCGTAGAAGTAGCCGCGACCGAGCCGACCGACCTTGAGGGCTGGACAGACTTTGAGGAAACGGTCTGCACAAGCATGCAATTCATGCTGAGCGTAAACATTCTCAACGAGGGCGCTGCGACGGCGGCCATGAGGCTGCACAACGCGAACTTTCGCGCCCCGGTGCGCGACTATCTGTTCGCCAACAAAATCGCATGGCGCTACGTCAGCGACAGCCGAAACCTGACCGGATTGCATCAGGCTGGATTGCAGCCGCGCTATCAGTCAGACGTTCACTTATTCATTGAAGCCGAGGTCAGCTATCCCGTTCTCCGGGCGGCTGGATTCACGCTAGAAATCCGCGATGAACGCGGCAACCTGCTAAACGGAGCCTGACAATGGCCTATCCAGTATCAAATATCATACCGGTTAACGTGATAATCAGCCCATCCGGGATTGGCTACGCAAACTTCTCCAGCGCTTTTGTGTTTGCAGACACTGCTGATCTGGCCTCGCTGATCACCTTTGACGTGAACACATTCCGCGACTACTCGACCACCAGTGAGCTGGCCGAAGACTTCGGTACTGACAGCCCGGTCTATCACATCGCGACCCGCTACTTCGCGCAGATCCCGAAACCGCCGCAAATCAGCGTATGGATGAAAGACCCGCTTGATACCGGCATTGTCGATACCGCGAACAAAGCGGCCGACGAAGCCTGGCGCTATCACCAGTTCTTCAAGTCCAGCGACCTGACCGAGTCTGACGCGCTGGCACTGTCCGACTGGGGCGATGCGAACAGCCGGGCTATTTGGGCCACGTACAGCGCTGTCGGCATCCTCGATCCGCAGTCCGAAACTGACATCATGTCGGTATTGCAGGCCAAGGGCTCGCGTCACATGTTCGCCGGCTTCAAGTCGCCTGAACATGTCGCACTGGACCCTAGCCAAGAATACGCCATGTGCCAGCTTGCAGCGGCGTTCCACAAGTTCCGCCCGAACGGTCAGCGCACCGCCATCACCGGTGAATTCCAAGTGCTGCCGGGCGTCATGGGCGATGACCTGCCGACGACTGCATACAACGCACTGACCGCGAAGAACGGCGTGTTCTTCACACAGATCGAGCTTGCCGGTCAAGTCGATAACAGCCGCGTGATCAACTCGAAGTCAATGTCCAGCTTTGGCGAGTTCATCGATGACGTGATCAATCTGGACGTGCTGAAAAATTACCTGCAAGTGGATGGGTATAGCTACATCAGCGGTGCCGGGTCAAAGCGCGCTCTTGATGAGGACGACTACGCCGGGCTTCTGGCAGCCATATCGGACACATGCAAAACGTTCTACGACAACGGCGTGCTTGGCCGTGGCGTCATGGTCAACCCCTTGACCGGCGAAGACATGGACATGAAGTTTGGCTATCACATCGCAGCTGCCCCAGAGGACGTGCTTGGCCTGACTACCGCTCAGCGCCGCGCCCGTAATTATCCGACAACAACCGTCTATGTGTTCCTGGCTCGCGCCGCACACGTAGCCGAAATTAACGTCAACGTCGCTTAAAGGAATCCTGACACATGGCTATGAATAGATACGGCGCTGACGGCGCAAAGCTGGTTTTGTTCGGCATCCCTGTCACGGATTTTGGCGATACCGACCCGGCTATCACCATTGAGGACATCGAACAGCGCTCCACGCTCAAGCGCGGCATCGGGCGGACTTCGGTTCGCCTTGATAACCTGACCCGCCCCAAACGCTTGACAGTCAACCTGATGCCCGGCTCCGAGCAGGTACGCCAGATCCTGGCTGCCGAGAAGTCCGGCATTGACGCTACGTTCAGTTTTCGCCAGTCCGGCACACTGGAAACGGTCATCGGCTTTGACGGCGTGATGGTGACTCGCGGCAGTATGGGTCGTGCGGGCAAAACCAGCGTCAGCGATGAGCAAATTGTCATCGAGTGCGCAGATAGCGACGAGGTATAACATGGCACGCCCCTTTACAGTCGAGGCCGGAGACACTGAATTCAGCGGCTCCACCGCCCCGGCGAAGTCTCAGATCGATATGCTGCACATTGCGGGGCGGACTGGCTTGATCGTCTCCCTGCAATCCGAAGCGTCAGACATGGCCCTTGTGGTGGCGCTGACGCAGATTCACCCTGACGACTTCGCGGCATTGCGTAAGCTCTGCTTTGTGTCGGGCCGCGAGGATCTGATTGTGCGCAGCGCCGACAAGGTGCCAGTAGGCGAGAACCTGTTCCAAGACAATCCGCAGGACTTCTATCTTCTGGTCGGGAGGGCGCTAGTCGAAAACCTCGCCCCTTTCTGGCAGCTCCGAAAAGCAACCGCAGAAGTCGCGACGGAGCCGAGCCACTAAACCCGCATGTTGACTGGTTCCTGTGGCGTCCCTGTGTCGGTCTCGGCCAGTCATGCCCGCCGCTTGCCAAGTGGTCGGATATGACTGATGGCACCTATGACCTGCTGGACGTTCAGGAAATGCATTGCGTCATGGATGAGATCGAGCATCAGCTTGAATCCGCGAAGTAGCACAGCGCCACGTCATGCGGTACGCTTGAGCCTCAACATCGAGGCGCTATGAACAAGAAGCTACGCATCACCTTTGAGGTTATCGACGAGCGGGGGAAGACGTTACACATACGCAGTCAATCGCTGCGCATGAGCGACGGCATACCTTGCCGCGAGACGCCGCTTATCTCCAACGGCTCAACGCTCCAGCTATACGCTCACAGCGAGTCGAGCCTGTTCTGGGATGAGGTGGTGGGCCTTGGCTTTCTCGATGACTACATGCGGCCCTGGAAAACGTTCAAGGTGCCGCCCATGGATGGGGGTGATAAGTGACATTATTCGAAGTGTCGTTCGTAGTGGGCCTGCTGGTTTATTTGATCCCTGCGTTTATTGCGCGATCACGCGGCAAGCATAATGCTGTCGCCATCGCCATGCTGAACATCTTCCTCGGCTGGACCGTTATCGGCTGGGGTATCGCTCTAGTGTGGGCCGTCATGAATGACGACCCGCAAGTTACGCAGCCATAAGCATAGCGGAGATGGCATCGTCCATTATCAGCCACTCCGAAGCCCCATTGAACCCGCTTAGCTGTGCCGAGGCAAAGCGGCGCTTAATCATCGTCTCTACGACCGGAGCCTTTGGCCCTGCCATAGGCTTGACCATGACCAGCTCAAATGCAAACGGGGTAAATCTGACAAGGTCTTTGACGCGCTGAGTCGGGTCATTGCTTATCCCTATCTTGAGGAGAGACCCGCACTCTGATTTTAGCAGGTAGCAATGCCCTGGCTTGTTGACGCTGTACCCTCCTGCGGAGCAGGCCGGGCACCGGCTCCCTCTAAGTAAAGAGGTAATGGTCGGGTGGTAGATTCCATGATCCGGGCATTCAGCAACGACTTTAGTGTTCTTGTTCGTGTAGCTGTCACGCCATCCGAGGAACTTGTGCCCGGACTCAGATAGAAGTCCTTGAACTTGGTAGGATCTTATTTCTTCGCGGACCGGGCGGGTCTTTCCGCATCGACAACCAGTTACTCCGGCGGACAGCGATGCCGCTTCTATCTCGAAGACTCCATCGCACAGACCGGCCTGCGCGAACTCATCCGAGGCGCAGTCAGGGCATCGGATAATGGCGTGTTTTCGGCGACCGTTAGTTAGCCTGGTGGAGCGCTCAATTGTTGTCCCTGCTGGGTAGCCGCATCGCCTTGCATATTTTCGAGTGAGCTTTTCGTTTGATATGGCCCGACTGGATACGCGTGCCTCGTAGCACAGCCGGCATCCGTGCCCTGAGTTGATCAAGTTGTTTAGCGCAAGAGTGTTTATGTCGCCATGCTTTTCGCACGACACCGCCAGCTTGGTATATGCCCCGCGAAACGGCTCGGAGTAGCCAGAGACATAAAGCCCGCGCTCCTTGCCGGCCCGCGCAGCCCTGATCAAGAACTGACGCTCATCCCATCTCGGGTGACGGGCGCATCCGCAAGGAGTGGCGCTTTTGTGGGTGATCGAATGGACCCTAGACCAAAACACGCCGTCCCCGAATAGCTCGGAGTCCGCAGCGCAGACCTTGCAGTAGAAGCCGTGGCGGCTGGAGTTTCCGGAAAGACCATTATGCGAAACAACTTTAAGTTCAACGCCGCTATCGGTAGTTATTGACTGACCAACCCAGTCGGCAGACTTGCACACACGCTTAGACATAGCTCGTTCCTTAGCTATCGCTCCATTGGGGAGTGCGGCAGGGCGTGGAACGTTACGCCTTTTCGGTTGGCCGACCTAGCCGCACGATTTGATTATACATGATTCAGGCGCGCCCTGAATTCCAAACTTGGAGCTAGGCATGGCTGAGACAATTGAT